ACACTGGACCTTCCAGCTCTTGAGTCTCTTTTGTTAGAGGCTCTTGAGTCTGGGCGTCTCAGACTCGAAGGCCCGTTATCACAACGGGTTTCTAAGAGTACCAAGGTGCCGAGATTATTCTCGGGACTATGGTTACGCGTTTTTGATAGAGATGCCTGTCTAAAGCATGAGGTAGATATCAACTCCTTATTCTTTCTTAGGTGTCTTCTGACACTTGGGAAAAGAATTGAGGTGGATCCCACTTACGATCGCACACAAGCGAAAGTAGGTGAGTACCATGATATCGAACGAACCCTTCGCAAGCCAAGCCTTGCTTGGCAGTGTGATGAGCTCGTCTCAAGTAACGGAGAAAGTGAAGGACTACAAGCCAGAGCTACCGGAATTTATTTCGGCAGTGATGGTCATTGTGGTCTGGGTCAGCCATACCTTTTTCAAGAAGAAGAAGGCAAAGCGACCTTTCATCATGATCCCGCACTCGAGAATGACGGTAAAGTAGATGTCCAGAGACTGCACCTTGTGCAAGCACTGGATTATCAAGATCCCCTTTCTAGGGACATACACGGTCTCTTTTATCAAGAGCAATCGAGTATGGACATTAGAAATCGGGAACTAGACTTCCGTCTCCTCAATAAGATTCAGCAGGTTGCTGATCTTATTTTCGGTACCTTCGATGAGTTTGATGCAGATTACTATTCTAGTTTTCTGTATCTACACGGAGAAGGTTCCGGCTTTAGGCATGGGCCTGGTGCTGTTGCTGAAAAGTTAAGAAACTGGGAGAAATCCAAGTTTCCCAACTGGTCAGATAAGCTACAAGGCCAATTCCCGTTCGAACTATGTGGCACTACGCCAGATAGTGAGATCAGGAGGCCCCTCAATCATGAGGTGGCCGCTAGACTGATTGCTGTGCCTAAGACCGCTAAAGGTCCTAGGTTAATTGCAGCTGAGCCGACATCACATCAGTGGTGTCAGCAACTGCTTTTAAGGTTCTTGTTTGATCAGTGTCGTGCGACCTTTGGGACGCACTTCATTGACTTCAAGGACCAACAGAAATCAGGTAGCATGGTCTTGGATGCTTCCCGCAATCAGGATCTAGCAACTGTTGATTTATCAGATGCTAGTGATAGATTGACGTGTTGGACCGTGGAGCGTATAATAAGGAAGAATCCTTCTTTATTAAAAGCTCTGCACGCCGCACGTACGAGGTATGTCAGAGATGAAATCTCGAAACATAATAGCTTCCTGTCATTACGGAAGTTTGCCTCGCAGGGAACAGCAACTACGTTTCCTGTCATGAGCCTAGTCATGCTTTGTATTTCTCTTGGGGTAACCTTTGAGAAAGACGAGGCGGTTGATTGGGCTTCAATCAGGAAGCGTAGGTTCCAGGTTAGAGTCTTTGGTGATGATATCATCATTCCTAAGACTCGGTACGCGCGACTGGTGCGTGCCATGGAGCTTCTTCAGTTGAAAGTTAACAAAGCCAAAAGCTATGTTAACGGACACTTTAGAGAGTCCTGTGGCGTTGACGGATACTTGGGTTATGATATAACCCCCGTCAAACCAAAAACACTAGTCGCCAACAGTCCGGCTGCGTGCCAGGCTGTAGTAGACAC